CGCCTTCCTTGTAATCGTCATTCCTCATACGCATTACTTCTTCCTTTAGTTTTGCATTTTCGTCGAGCAGATGACGATACATTTCTGCCCTAACAAAATCTGTTGAATGGCCCTTGGTCAACCTCTCGACCTCGGCCTTGAGGCGGGCGTTCTCGGCTTCCAGGCGGCCAAGCACGACAAAATGCGGGCAATTATCGTTGTCGTGCAATTTTGCTTTTAAGCGTTCGATTCGCATCTGATAAGCGTTCAATTTGCGAGCGAGTTTGATCGCTGCTTCGTCAGGTGTGCAACCGATACGATCGCCTTTTTCGTAGACGAATTGTCCGACTGGTTCAAAACGGCTCACGATCGGAATTTTTGATCACGCACTTCGGCCCATTCGCTCATCGCTTCGGAAAGGTTTTCACGATGACGATAGCAATACCAGATCTCATCGCCGGCTTCACGCAACGCTTCGCAACGATGATTGAGTTGAACGATCAGGTTTTTGAGTTCAGCGATCTCAGCGTCACGAGCACGAATTGCCTGATCGGCAAGCGAGACCGGAATCCATTGTTCTCGAGGTTGTTCGTTGTTGTCGCTCATTTGGTGCAAGCGTCTTTCCATTCCTGAACGATCGGGCGAATCGTGGGCCAATACGCTTCGTTTCCGAGCGTCAGCGCCATTTGATCGCCGGCCTTGAGGATGCGGACGAGGTTGAGCTGATCTTTTTCAGCGATCATCTTTTGAATGAACGCCTCACGATTAGCGAGTTCAGCTTTCAGGAATTCGATCTGAGTTCTGAGCGCCGTGTTCGTGGCCCAGATTTCATCGAATGACTGTTTGCTGACGTATTGGATTTGGTCAGGCATTTTGTTTTGGTTCCTTTTTGTATTCGTGCGAGAAGCAGATTCGGTGAGCGTTTGCGACACGGACAGCGTCCAACCCCTTGATCGAGGTTCGCATTTCATCGATGCCGTTGTTGGGGCGATCAGCACAGCGTTTCAGATAAGCGATGTATTCTTCCTGGTTTTTGCCGTTCGAGCTGGTCGGGTGCCAATGCGGATGTTTGTCACGATATTCTCCCATTCGTGGGTGAGCAGTTTTAGAGAAATATCTATTTCCATTATCGACAAACCACTTAGCAACGAAATCAGACAAACGGACGCCGATGCCGAGGCCTTGATAGTCAGGCAACACGACTGTTCGATGACCACGCCAAGCCTTTTTGATATGAGCGTGCGGGAAAGCGATCGCTGCTGCAAAGGCGACTGGGATGCCATCAAGGGTTGCCAAAAAGCATTTCGCTGATCGGTTGATCTCCGTGTTCAGATAGTGATGGTGCCTAAAATGCGGCCACCAATCGCATCCACAGCTGTAAATGGAAAGCTCGATTGATGGCCTACGATAAAAAACGCTGACGAAGTAAATTTGCCGGTGGCAGTGTCAAATTGCCAGTCGGGTTGCAACCATTCGATGATGTCGTGGTGGCAGGAAGCGAACACAACGCCGGTCATATTTTCGCCACGAATGAATCGCTGAAGCGAATGAGATGCCGATTTAGCAACGTTGCGATCGATCACCGAAGTGAATTCATCGAACGCAGCGTCCGTTGCGATCGATCGTGCCATTCGAGCACGAAACGCCTCGCCGTTGGACAACACGTGATAAGGGCGGCACCAAGACGGCACGCTGTTCAAGCCGGTCGCCATCAGTCGCTTGTAATCGACCTGCGAGACGATCGCCTTGTTCGGGTCCCATTCGGGATCAGGCGTGATGCCGTAATTGGCGGAAAGCAGCGTGGATTTTCCGCTGCCCGAAGGTCCAACGATCAGGCCGATGTTCCATTTGCCGTCACGCTTGGGAGCGTGGAATTCGGGAACTTCAAACGTGCTCGTTCCGTCAAAGTTGAAATCGAACGGCTGAATCGCTTGCTTCAGCTGGTCATCGACTTCGACCTTGATCGTTTTAATGATCTTAGCTTCGGACATTTTGGATGGTGGATTTCCACTTGGTGACGGCATCGTTGAGGAGGCCGGCGTTGTTGATTTCGGAAACGAGCAGGTTCGCTGCTTCGATCACCGACTTGTTAGCACGCTGCAATTCAGCGATCTGATTGTTCGCAGCTTCGAGTTGTGCTTTGAGCGACATATTCTCGTTATGCGTGATCAGTTGCTGAAAGGCAGCGTTGATGTAGTCGTCTGCTTTCATTTGGTCTGGTTTTTGTTGTTGGGGGAAAGTTTCTTTGTCTTCAGCTTGATGCCCATATCTCGGGCACAGTGATAAGCTGACGATCGGTTGATGCCGTAAAGTTTTACGAGTTCGGGAACGCTGAGGTTGAGCTCTTTTGCTTTCCAGACGATCTCTTTGATCGATCCATATTTCGCTCGCTTACGCATTTGCGGAATCCTTTCTGATCGCAGCGAGGAAAGCTGCCGGCTGTGCGACAATATTCTGAACGTGCTTGTCAGGAAGATCGAACAGGTTGTTCGACTCGTTTGCGAGCCAGCCCTTTTTGATCAGCCATTTCTTGGCTGCTTCGCGCTCGCTTTCCGGAATGACGTTGAACCAAACGTGATCGTCAGCGTTTCGCTTTTGCGAATTGCCAGACGCTCGAGCGCCATCGTCATCGAGGTCGGTCGAGATCAAACAAGCCGTCTGGATCGACTGACGGCGAAGATACGTGATCGCAGAACCGATCTGTTGGGAATTCAAAGTTGAAGCGTTGATGAACAAAGATCCTGCTTCGAACACGTGACCGCTTCGATGAATGAACTGACTGATGATGCCGACACGACCATCAGTCGTGGAATCGATACGCTGAAACAGCGTGAGGTTGTGATCGGCGAGGACGGGCTTCACCGCATCAAGCAAAGCATCGAGCGTCACGTAGCGAGATTTGAAATGCGAATTCGCTTTCGTTGCTCCTACGTTTTCGGTCTTGCTGAGCGCCGTGACCAAGTCGGCATATGGGGTCGGTTGATTGTCGTTTTGTTTCATTGTTTTGGGTGGGTGAAAGGGATCGTCAGGCCTGATCGTTCGCTGACGGCTGCTCGTCAGCAGCGGGTTCAAGCAACGTGTGCAGTTTGTCTGCCGCAGTCCGCTTGTATTTTTCGTTGATGATCAGGTTGTAGAAAGTTTTGTCGTGGATGACGTAAGGCGTCAGCAAACTCGCCACACGATTGCCGGGCAAGATGACGTATCGTGTGCCGGGGATCTGTCGCATCACGTGATCGTTCGGAATTTCTTTTTTCATCGTGCAATAAAATCAGTTGATCGCATTTCGTCTCGCTGCGTCAAGGATCAACAACGCATCTGCGTTCCAAAGCGTCACGTCAAAATCTGGAAACAGCTCACACGCACGAGCCTTCAATTTGTTTTTCCACTGGGTGGTCGTGTGATCGCCTTTCGTTCCGCACGTGTGGGCTTTTTGCCAGATCGCAGGACGGATGCGGTGAATCTTCCAGCCCATAGCGACAGCAGCGCCATAAAGGATGCCCGTGTTCCACATCAGCTTGCCGATCGCTGATCCTGGAATGTTTTTGCCTGCGAACAGCGGAGGTTCCTCGAGAAACAATTCTACCTCCTTTGCTTTGCACGAAAGTTCAGCGAGCAATTCCACGACAGCAAAATCCGTTGAAGGCATCTTAACGCCTTCGACTGATTCACCATTGTGCCAGACAATTCCGCCATTCACGCCTGGGTCTACAGCTACAATTAATTTCATTTGATCGTTTGGAAAATGGTTGCGACTCGCTGGGCGGCGTCTGCTTTGATCGCCGGAGCTAATCGAATGTTGAACGAACGTTCCCGAGCGGCTTCGAAGCCCATCGTGAAACACAGGTAGACGTTTTGCGGGTTAGGTGTGACACCTGCCTTTTCGAGGCGATCGCATATCCAACGCAGGTAGGCCAAGGCCACGTCATCCTGGGCGTTTGGTGACGTCCAGGACGCCCTGGGGTAGGTTGCCTTACCCTCACGCTGCAGCTGTCGGTTAGCGTCAATCCAAGCGGGTTGGTGCATTTGATATGCCCCGAGGGCAAGGCCTCGATCGCCACGTGCAAGGCGATTCATTCCTGATTCAACGTTGCCGATTGCGGTGAGCAGCTTTCGCTGATCGATCGCTGACGCATTGACGCAAGCGATCAGGCACAGAATTGAAGCGATCGGTTTCATCGGCGGCGAGGCGTGTTGTTGCCCAGGTATTGCTGACCTTCGGGCGAGATGAACGAATAAGAAAGGGTGATCAATCCATCGCTCGAAATCGACACGTCCAAGAAAACATCCTTTGCGTTGGACATTTCAAAGAACGATCTGTGATTCGAGACGATGGTCTTTGCCTTGATCAGAGCGTGTTTTGGAGACGAGACGTCTCCGCAGATGATGCGGTCGTTGAGATAGTAAATCTCATCAATCAGCGATCGTAGCAGAGACGTCATCGGTGGAACCGCTAATTAGGCGGGCTTCTTTTCCTTGGCCTTCTTCGTGGCGACCTTGTTCACGATCTCGGAAGCGATCGCATCCGTGTCGCTGAAGTTCGCAGCCACGTGCTTGCAGGCATCAACGATCACGTTGAGGTCGGCCACGATGAAGTCCTGCGAGGCGTCCTTGATCTGGGCGATCTCCGGCGTCTTGGACTTCACGTGCTTCTTCAGCGTGCGGCGCTGACGGGACACGTTGCGGACGGCCTTGGCGATCGTCTTGAGGACCTTGGTGAGGTCGGTGGGCTTGATTTCGTTGCTCATTTTGTTTTTGGGTTTGGTGTTTCTGGGTGGGTGAAAAATTAAGTGCGATCGGAATGGTAATAAACGAATCCGTCAGCTCGCAGGCGATCGAATCGAATGATCATCTCAGCGAAGATGACATCCGCCTTGGTCACACGCTTTTTGCTATCGTCCGCCTTGGCGAGGAGGATGATCGCTTGAGCCTGTTCTTCGGGCTTGAGGACGTTCGTCTTGACGAGCGACTGAACAGCCGATCGAAACGCCGGCCAGTTGATTTCGTTGATGAGGTTTGCCATTGTCGTAGTTTGGTTTTGGTTTCTGGGTTGGGAGAAATTAGGCGATCGCAGCTTCGACAGCATCGTTGCGAGACTTCCACGAGCGCTGTTTCCAGCCGGCGGCGTTCAGTTCACGATGCAACTGTTGAGCGATGCGGAGAGCCGCCACGTGACGAGCGAACGCTTGATCGGTTTCGTAATTCGTTCCCATCGTGGAAATCTTGAACGTCACAGGTTCGCCATCTTCGCCGTTGTAATGCGAGGCACGGATCGAAACGTATTCGGTGTAGCGATCGTCCGCAGATCGGACATAAACCGTTTTCACAGTGCCGTCTTGTTCGGTGTCGATCACCAAGCGAAGGACGCACTCGAATCCGAACGAAACGTCAGCCGTGTGCATCGAGCAGCCGCTTTTGATCGCTTCGAGAACAACGTGGGACCAACTGTCGTTGCTCATACGATCTTCGTAGCGCTGAGCGTTTTCGGGGATCAAAGCGGATTCGATCGCATCAGCGAGCTTAACGTAAGCCTGATGGGAAACTTCACGAACCTCATCGAAAGCCTTTTCAGCGATCGCAATCAGGTCCTTGCGGCCTTTCGTGCGAGGCGGGAGGGCGGTCGCAGCGTGGTAGATTTTTGCCGGGTGAACGCAGGCAGCTTTTGCCGCTTTGTAGTCGGCGGTCAGCTGTTCGAGCGTGGCGGGGGCGGTGATGATCGGGGATTCCATTGTCGTAGTTTTTGTGGGTTGTGGGTGTGAGTGAAAATTAGGCGATGATATCGGAAAACTCTTTTTCGGTGAGATCGCGGTGCTTGAGGATGGTTTTGCCTTCGTCATTAACAAAGAATTTTTCTTTGTAGACCTGACCTGCTTTGATCAGGAACGGCTTGTCGCCGATTTGAATGGCGAAAATCTGCGTGGTAGCAAGGTAGGTGTGAGCGTCCGATCGAGACAGGTGTTCAACAACGGGCCATTCGACAGTAGTAACGATTCCATCTTTGGTGATCGTAGCTCCCGTGGTGTTGAGTTGAGCGAGCGTGGTGATGAGGCGGGCGGTGGTGTTGATCATTGTCGTAGTGTTGGTGGGTGTGATCGAAATGTAAGATAATCCGTTTGATCGCTACAAGGGTATTTCTGGGATTATTTTTGAGGGGGGTAAAACGTGCGAGTTCTCGAACAAACTCACGGGTTCTGACCCCGTGTGATGCCCGTGAGCCGAACCCGCCTGCTTCGATTCTGGGGCGTTTTACCCTACAGGCGTGACGCCTTGGACGCCTTCAGCGATCGAACCCGCAGGATCAAATAATCCAAAACCTCTGGTGCAGCGTATCCAGACGCTCCAGCGATCGCCATTTTCAAACCGATTGACGTGACGTGATCTTGAATCGCCAACCCAACCATCGCTGCCGTGATCGCAGCAGCTAAAATCCGCCGACAAACCCAACCGAAAGAAACCGGCTCAGTAGAAAGAAGCAAACGAGCGATCATCGACAAGCCGCCGAGCCCTGAAGCAACGGCAACATCTTTGATCTGATCGTTTGCGTTCGGATCCATTTAAGCGTCTTTCTTTTGCTCAGCTTTTTCGTCTGCGATTTTATCCTGGATTTCTACTTCTTCGACATTGTGCTTTGCTCGCTTCCACAAAAACCAAATAGCGATCACAGCGAGAGCGGCGAGGAACGTGCCGATGATCCACATAAAATAAGCCGAACCTTTGATGTCAGGCACCGCACCGCAAAGCAGGCCGGCGAGCATCACGCAACCGCCCGCCATAAATCTGCTGAACGCCATCAACACAGCACCCACAACGAACAAGCCGATCGCTCCCATAGTGTAGAGGTTTTTCTCGGCCTCGGACTTCGCTTTGGCGAGTTCGTCTTTCAATGAGGCGATCGCTGACTGCTGTTCCTTCATCTTCGATTCGTTCGCAGCACGTTCGCTTTCCATCTTCGCCCAGACGACTTCCTTTTCTTTTTTCAGTCGGACGCCTTCAGCGATCATCGATTCGTAAGCCTTAGGGTCGTTCGTTTCGATTCGTTTCTTTGCGAGCAACAGTTCGCCGGGCTTAACGTCAGGCAAAAACGCTGACGCAACCGACAATTCCGCTTTGACGG